CCTCCCACCGAGTATCTTTGACACTCATTGAGAACCCTACGCCAATCGGGAAAGTGTTTGTTGATAAGTTCGGCAAGTACTTTCTTATCAGCCTCAACCCGTTCTTGCTCCAGTATGTAGTTAATTCTAGTGAAAAACTTGGCAGCGATTCCCTGTTTTTGTTTTCCATTTATTGAAAAGTCAATGACAGCACAACGACTATGGAGTGGTTCGATGATCTTATTCTTATAGTTGCAGGTAAAGATAAACCTACAATTTCCTGAGAACTCCTCAATACTCGCTCTAAGGAGGAGTTGTACATCGGCAGTGGTATTGTCTGCCTCATCGATGATGATAACTTTGTGTTTCGACTCACTCGTGAGAGATACCGTAGACGCAAAGTTCTTGGCATTATTCCTAACAGTGTCAAGAAAACGCCCCTCATCCGATCCGTTAATGACATAATAATCTGCCCCTAACTGGTTACATAAACATTTAGCAACGGTGGTCTTTCCAATGCCTGGAGGACCAGATAGAAGCATATTAGGTATCTCACCTTGAGATAAAAAATCCTGAAATGTCTTTTTAATATTTTCAGGTAGGATACAATCTTCAATTTTCTGGGGTCTGTATTTTTCAACCCAAATAAAATCACTCATTATAAAAAATTAAAAGAAAAAATCACACGCAATTCATTACTATCATAATGAGGAGGAGCCATGTGAAGAATATGTGCTGGAAAAATCAACAAGTCCCCCTCTTCAGCTTTAGCGTAAAGAGTTTCTTTACACCCTTTCTCAGTAGGAAAAGGTGAAAAGAATTGAGTACCAGGATGAATAGTTGCATCTAGTTTAGCATACAAAACAGCAGAATAACCAATAGATCCATGATCATGTGGAGCATGATAATCCGAAGATTTATATTTTTGACACCACACTGATGTAATACGAGATATCTCATTCTTTTCAAAAAAATCTTCAAGGTATGGGTCTAATACCTCAAACAATTCTTTAGTATATGGAGGAACTTTCTTTAAGCTACTAAAATAATCAGTATAATGTATTTTATTATCAGACATTCCTCCATTAAGCATTTCCTCATCTTGTTCAGGAACTAAATCAAGTATACGATCCCTATGTTTTTCAGACCAATCCTCAATCTTTATTCTATGAGCATTAATACTGAATATAGGAAATGTCTGCATCATTCAAAAGTAGAATCAGGTTCTAAAGCAATATAATAAGTTAAGTTAAATTGACTATTAGTAAAACGAGAAAGTAGTTTAGAAGAAACAACAACATCATAAGCACCAGGAATAATTTTAATATTCTCAACTTTAAAATTAAATGAGAATGTTTTATCAGTCTCACCTACAACTATTGAATACTCATTAGAAGTATCATTCTTCTTATCACGAACAACAAGTTTAACAACACCTGCTTCACCAACTGCTGATAAATCAGGTAACTGATAGACTGCTGCTGCCTTAAGCAACTTCTCCAATGCAGTACTCTCCAATTGAAAATGTACATCTTCAGATGGAAGAGTAATTTGTTTTTCTGGAGGTGATATAATCACATTAGGATCAGCATAGAAATACTTAACTCTACGCTTTCCTTCTCTAATATTCAAATGAGATTCTTCTGTAAAATCCAATTCAGGATCTTGATGTAAACTCAATCCATTAAGAAATTGATTTAAATCATAAACACCAAACTGTCTAGGAAATTGTTCACCAATTTCTGCTTCGGCAAGAATATTCTTAGCAACAGACATTGTACGAAGTTGAGTTCCTTGTTTTACAAGGATGGAATTATTAATTCCAGCAAAGTTTTTTAGTATGTTTAAAGTACTATCAGAAAGTTTCATAACCACGGGTAGTTGTTTCTTTTAATTGCCCACTGAAGTGATAAAGTAGGAGTGAATAGTGTAGTGCTTTTAGTATATCACGTTTTGCTTGTCCCTTCTTATCATAGCGACTTAGATACTTGATTGCATTAGAACGGCAGAAAGATTCCGCATCGCCAACCGATTCGATAAGATCAAGTGTCTGGACGTTGTTTTCTTTGGAAGTATAGTGTCCACCATATGTTGTGGAGATATAATCCTGAAGAGCTTTGATAGATTCATCTTCTTTATATTTTCTAGTTGAGGAATCTTCTATTCCAGGTGTTGGTGAAGAGGGAATATCTCCTAATGTAAAATCAATATACTCTGCTCCATCATAATTAGCACCAGAATAATTTGACATATCTATGGATACCTCATGATCCATTGTTGTATCAACAAAGTATGCTGTATCATTGTATGCTGATGCTGTTGATAATCCTATATTTAAATCAGCAAAATCAACAGTTGTACCACCGCTAATTGTATATGTATCATTAGTAGCAGTTGTTACAATAGGATCATACTCATCACTCTCTAGTGATGTTATTTTATTGTCAGTCATTTCATCATCTCCGTAAATTTCATCGTAAAGTAGACTCCAAGCATTAACCATAACAGAATAAAAAATCGTTTACAAAGGATTCAGATTTCTCTTCACCAAATTTTGTTTTTAAATATCCTCTAACTGGATCAAGTTTAGTCATATAAGCATCAAAATCCTTATAGACTGTAGTATCTTCACCAGTTGGTTTTTCCAATTCTAACATACTTTTGTACTTAGTCAAGTATTGTTTAAACATATCAAGATGTTCGTCAACTTCTTCTGGTTTACAATACCTAACAAAGATATTCTCGGAGAAGTGATTACCCATCTCAAAGAACCTATACTTACCATCATCTTTAGGTAATCCATCAACAGAGAACAAATACTTCTCTCTTGGATGCTGGAAATCAAATACAATAATAACCTTCTTATCAGTAAACTTCATTAGATCCATGCCGAAACAAGGCAGATCTGCTCCTGTTTTGGGATAGAGTATGGTATTGTATATGTCAGCGTTTGGATCGGTTATAAGTGCTTCTCTTGCCTTTATAAAGTGAGTACCCTCACGAATGTTTGCTAATAATTTAGCGTCTTTCCCTTCCCACCTTGCCCACTCTTCTACTACCCACAGATTGGGAAAAGTTTCTTCAAGTGCAGTGATATAATTTTTCCAAATAGTCATTAACAATCTAAAATCAATGTAGAATTATTATACACTATTCTTGGAGTTTCTCCAATATTAAAACTCATAGTTATTCTAAGAACATCAGATTTAAAAGGATATACACAATGTTTTAATGTATTTGGAAATAAAAATATCATTCCTGTTTTTGGAGATACCATGAAAGTACTATCATTATCATATGAAAATTCAATACAACCATTAGTTTTTGTTAAGAAAGTACTAGAATCTCTTTCTTCCTTTATCTCTTTAGGTATATCAACACATATTATAGCACTTATTGCTCCAGTATGTTGGTGTAATGGATTGTACTCATTACACCTATGAAAGTTTACCCAAGGTTGACCTGAGAATTCATACTCACAACTCAACTGATTTCCATCACTCAAAACATCATTTAACTTTGCAGATGATTCATCTGTAGAATCATGATATTTTTTTAACTCAAGTAACCTTTTAGCACGTCCCAATTCATAACTCAATACATGATCATCAATAAAAGACTTAAAAATATCAAGATCAAATATACCTTCTCTCTGCTTATCAATCTGCCCTACTAAATCTTTTCTCATACTTCTACCAAACTTTTCTGTTCTAGATAAACCATTTAAGAGGAATTGATTAAACTCCTCTGAAATGTAATTCTGATATACAGTAGGACCCCAAGGGTTTAATATAGTCATACACCTTCCTCAGTTGGTAATTGGAAATCAGCATCTACCTTATCATATAATTCGAGGAATGCTTGCTTAGTCTCATCATCAAATCTGTTAACACATACTTGAATCGCCTTTGCCTTATCATTAAAGATACTATAAGCACGTACAATATGTACCAATCTACGAGTACTAATGATCTCATCAATACCACCATCATAGAATGTTTTGCGGATGATGTCACCCCAATCCACAAGTTTGTCTAAGAATTTAACATCAGTTACATTATACTGTGAAGCAACACCACCAAGAATCTTTTTCTCTACTGA